TGCCAGGAGGTTGGTAAGGTAGGCGTCGCCCTTCACAATCAAAGGCTGGGGCATCTCGCGTAGCTTGGAGACACCGAGGCCCGTAACGGCGTCGAGGCGCCGGATGGGGTCGCTCTCCGTTTGCAAGGCTTGGAGGTGCCGAAGCTTGAGGTCTGAGAAGGTGGCAGGAAGTCGAAGCTCCATATAGTAAAGAGTAAAAAGCCGGCGATTCCTCAGACTATCCAAGGACGTACCGGCCGAAGTTGGGGTTGGTTTGGTTCCATGTTATGGCGTAGCGCGACGCGTCGACGAAGTGGTCGAAACCCGGCGCGGGATCGTTAAGCTGGCGCCCGTTCTTGTCCTCTCTCCACTTGTAGTTGCGGAGCTCTTTGATGCCGTTGACGCTCCGCTCCGTTATGAGTAGGGGACGCGACCGGAGGAAGTCGATACCGTTCCGCACCGAGTCCGGTCCCTTCCTGGCGGGGTGTATGTTAAAGCCGTGGCCGTGTATCTCATCAATGGACTTGGGCTCGGCTGAGTCGGCGACGACCATGGCCTTCCCGATGTCGGCGTCGCGTAGCGTCTGAGCTATGGCCGAGTTGGTGAGGCCGTTTGCGTAGCAGACTTCGTCGAGGCAGAAGCCGTGGCCGTCCGTGTAGACCTTTACGATAGCCGTGGGGTCGTTGACGTAGCCAAAGTCTAGGCCGAGGTTTAGGAGCTTCCACCCGTCCGGTACTTGGGGTACCTGTTTCCAGTGTGTGAGGATGGTCGAGCGGGACACCCCCCTCTCGCCTAGACCGTACACCCTCCAGAAGTCGGGGTCGGCTTCCTTGAAACGCTCAATCTCTGCGACGGTCTGAGCGCTTAGGTAGGGGTTATCCTTGTAGGTCGTTTGGAAGAAGTCGCAGTCGTCGCGCGTAAGCACGTGGTCGTATATCCAATGAAACTCGTCGGAGGGGTTGTAGTCTATCATAATCGCAGGCCCTCCCGGTATGCCTGTCGTCCGCAGGATCAATTGCCTCCAGTCCTCAAGGGCGAGCTCGTTTGCCTCGTTACAAAAGAGGAGCGAGCGCTTTCGCCCTCGTACTTTTTGGGGCTCGGACAGGGCCACGAACTCGACGAGGTTCCCGAATAGGAGGTACGTCGCTTGGGACTTGTTATGGAGGTCGGGGTTGTAGATGCCTTCACGCTCGAGTATCTCGAAGAAGTCTCGCATGATAGTCGCACGCAGGGCGGGGAACGTCTTGCGAACGATGGAGATAACGGCCCCCGCGTTCTCGTTACGGTGGCAGAGCTCTATGATAAGCGTGAGCAAAGAGAAACTCTTCCCGCTCCTCGTGCCCCCTTGGTGCACCTGCACCTTGGCTTTGGAGTTTTTGGCGTGGTAGTATGTGGCAGGCTGTCTCAAAACATGCGGAGCTGGGCCTTGTGCCGTTCCAAACGCTCACACGCCCCCTTGTAGTAGTCCTCGTCCAGTTCACACCCCACAAGGTCGAAGCCTAGGTTGTGGCAAGCGATGGCAATTGAGCCACTGCCGAGGTGAGTGTCCAGGATGCGGTCCCCCTCTTTGGCGTAGTTCATGAGGAGCCACTCGTAAAGCTTCACGGGTTTTTGTGTGGGGTGAATGCGTTGCTCCTTGTTTTTCATGTCGCCCTGCAACATACCCTGCCATCTAAAACGAAAAACTCGAACGGCTGTTTGGAAACTCGTGTACGCGAGTTCTGCGTCTGCAAAGTCATTTGCCCCATTTAGCTTATCCCAAACGACCCACGCGCTACTATTTCGCGCTCGGTAGTGGTTCGCGCCCCATATAATTTGGTTTCGGCTCACTCTCTCAAGCTCTTTGAAAAATTCTTCGCTCGGTGCGCTCCTGTCGCCACCCGCGAAGGGCTTGTAATTTTTTGACTTGGCTAATTTGCTCCGTGTGTGATTTGTTGCTCCGCTTTCGCTTATCCCGTATGGCGGGTCTACGATGGCAATCTCAAACGCATTGTCTTCGCATGTGGCGAGGTACTTTATGCAGTCAACGTGCCGGAGGTCAATCATGAGACGGTCGAGTCGTCGGATACGAACCACGAGAGGGGCTTCTTTTCGGCGACCTCAATTTCCTGGCGCTCCACGTATCCGCGTCCCTTACCCTTCGTCTTCAGGAAGAAGATGGTAGCGGAGACGTTGCCCTCGCTTATGAGCTTGTGGAGGTGGTGCTCTGCAAAGTCTAGGACCACGTCGGGCAGGTTCTCGACGGCTTGCTTATAGACCTCATCGTCCTTCATCCAAGTGTAGTGTGTTTGGCGTGAGATGCCTACCGACTCGCAGGCCATCTTCACCACCCCGAGGGAGCGTGTAAGGGCTTCCACCATGGCCCTTTTTTTTGGGGGTAGGCTGTCCAATTCCGTCAGGGTATCATTTTGTCGCAGTGTCTGCATGGCTTGGGTTCTTTGGGTTGTTCGTCCTTTGGTTCCTCCTCTGCCTTCCATACGGGTACGCCCCACGCGTCTAGCTCTTTGGCCTCCCACTCATTTGCCAGGAGGTCCCAATCCCACTCGCCCGCGGAGACGTTGTCTTTAATCATAGCCCTGCGTTGCTTCTCTGCGTCCCAGTCTACGACGACGCACGGCACGCTCTCCCACCCTAGCGCCACGCAGGCGCGGAGGCGTTGGTTCCCTGCTATAACCTCGTGGTCTTGGTTGACGAGGAGGGGGCGGACCTGCATAAGCTCGGGGTCTTCGGCTATTGAGCGCATGAGCTTCTCCATGGCCTTCTCCCGGATGGCTCGAGGGTTATTCCTCGCCGTCTTGAGTTTGCGTGTCTCGATAAGCGTCGGCGGTTCTAAGAACATTGCGGAGGGTTTCGCGTATGTGGTAGTCTGAGATTGCGAGGTTGAGGAGTATCTCCCAGCTCTCGAGCTTTTGGTAGAACGCCCCGAAGTCGGCGGTCTCCCCGTGTTGCTTCATGGTGAAGACGAGAAAGTCGTCCGACTCGTTTAGCATCCTTTTAACCTTGCGTAGTGTCATGCGTTGCTGAAAATTTCGTACTTGTCCACAAAGCTCTTGTCTATCTCGAGGAGGACGTTCGCTTGCTTGACCGAGTGGACGCTCGTGGTATGGTTGATCCTGCCGAGGCTCTCGCTTATCTCGCGGAAGGTTAGGCCGTGGTCGCGTAGGTACTTACTCACCATGTGGCGGGTGTCGGCTACGTGTCCGCGCCTGTCCCTCTTGACGAGGTCGACCCACTCAAGCCCCAGCGCCCGAACGCCACGCCTAGCTCTCTGCATGGCTATCTCCTTGTCGTAGTCCTTGTCCACTCGGGCCCCTACGTTAAGCCAAAGGCTCCCTGTTATTCCTTCTCTTTCCATTGCCTGGCGCATACTGCGATTCGTTGACGTTCGTTGGGGTACTCGGCGTTCATGGTCTCGTCTGCCATACAGCGCGACAGGAAGCCGGCCATATTCTCTTTAGGTTCGGGTTTAGGTATCGGCATGTTCTACAATTTTGCGGAGCTCCTTGAGTAGTTTGGCGTTGCATGGCGGACAGCTCGAGGCTTTGGCTTGTGGTCCCAGGAACTCTCGCACTAGCGCGGTGAGCTCTTGCTTTGACCTTTGGGCGTTGCTTCGGTCTAAAAACTCCCGGATACGTTCAACGTCGGCGGGTTTTATATAGGCCTCCCACTTGTCGAGGGGACAGGACGAGGTCTTGAGCTTGGTCTTGGCGGGCATATAGCACCCGCATAGCTTGGAGTCCGTGAAGGCCTCAGTGATGAGGGGCCCGCAGGACTTAGTCTTCTCCACGTAGTGCTCGCAGGCGTAGCAAATTGCCAGCCTATCGGCTCGCTTTTGTGCGGATACGAATAACATGGCGGAGCTTTTTCTTCGACTGGGATATAGACTCGTAGAGGGTGGAGAGGTTTATGCCGGTCTCGCGTGAGAGCTCGGCGATATTCCAACCCTCAAGGTACAAAGAGAGAACCGTCCTATCAAACCAAGCGAGATGGTCCGCCAGGAGGAGCGCCTCTTCCTTGCGTATGGCGTCGCGTAGGTCGTAGTCGCTGACCAATTCTTTTTGGGGTGCGTCGCCTCGGGCGTAGAGTTTACGGAACACGTTCCGCGACAGCTTCCACAAGGAGCTGTTGAAATATTGTGCGTAGTCCTTGATGCGTGCCCCGCCTGCTATGGCGTCGTGGACGGCGAGGTAGGTGTGGTGGACAAGGTCGTGGGGGTCGGGGTGCAGGGTCGAGGCGGTAGCTACGAGGTCGGCGTAGCTGTCGGCGAACCAGCTATTAAAGTCCTCGCGTGCTCTTAAGCTCATCGACGAGGCGCTTGTAGTGGTGGTACATCTGCTCGAGTTCGGCGTGGGTGAACTTGCGAGTCTGCTTGGATTTAATGAGGAGGGCCTCCGCCGTGCCCTCCCCATGGTCTTGGTCTAGGTGTTTGGCGAAGAGGTACTGCTCGCCCGACCTGAAGCCGTTACACCGCTTGCACTGAAATTGTACGTTTGTCTCGTCCCACCGTGTGCTCATGCAAGCCCGGCTCATGAAGTGCCCGGCGTCTACCTCGGTCCAATGTCGGACCGCGTGGCAGGTATAGCACCGCGACGTGCCTCGATGGTCGGTGTTTCGGAGTCGTATGTACTGGCTAAATATCGCGTCCAGTTTCTTTACCATCGCGCCCCTCTTGGGTGTACGGGATGGCTTTCCAACGCCCGCGCGAGTCGGTCGGGACGCTTTTGATTGCTTGGGCTTTCTTGAGTTCCTCGGCTTGGGCTTCTCGTTGCTTGGCATGGTTGGCGTAAAGTGCTTGTAGTTGCTCGTCGGTGAGCTTGTTAGGGGTGGCCTTCTTGAGCTCGCTCCAGTTAGCCTCGCGTACCTCGGCGCGTTCGCCTTCGTACTGCCTAAAGATATCGACAAGCTCGGGAAGTTTCAAACGCTCGAAGCGGACGGGGTACTCGCCTGTCTTGAGGCGGTGGCATATGATATGCCACTCCTCTAGCTTCATGGCTGGGAACTCGTCGCGCAAGTGGTGGACAGCGTCGAGCAGGTCGCGGTCTGCCGTGATGGTCTTGGAGCACTCGAGATAGTTTAGGGTGTCCTTGAGAAGGATCAAAAGCGTTGCCTCGGTACGGGCGGGGTTGACGCGGTACGACGCGAGTACGTTGGTGCCCTCACTCCAAGCTCTCGCCGGAGTCATCGGCGAGCCTTCGGAGATGCGCTTTAAGGAGTGAGCCATCTGAAGGGCCACGGTTTGCTCTGTTTTCATTGTGTTGGTTTTTGAGTGGGAAGAATCCGCGCCACCCGTTGGCGAGGCTCTGCCCGATTATACGAACGGCGGTCTCTTCGTTTCCGCCTGAGAGGTTTTGCAGTTGGTGGAGGCTTGCTTGTTCGCTGGCGGAGCTCTTGAACTTAAAGCCGTGCTCGTCGCGCTTGTAGTCCTTCCATCTTTGCCAGGCTACCGAGAACTCCTTGGAATCAAACGGCAACACCACCACCTTCTTCTTCTTTGTGTTAGTCTTTGTTCTTTCCTTTGTACTAGTATGTCGCCATTTTGGCGAGTCTGCCCCGTCATTTTGGCGACCCTGCCCCGTCAATTTGGCGAGTCTGCCTAAGCTCAAATGTCGCACACGACCGTTAAAGGAGGACTCCAGTAGACCCAAAGAGACGAGCTTCTTCACCATCCTCTGCACAGTACGAGGTGCGATACCGTACTCCTCTTGTATAGTCTCGTTCGTCTTGTAGAACGTCCGGCCGTTGCCCGTGAAGCTGTCGACCTCAGCGAGAAACGCCTTCTCGCATATCGTGAGGCGCTTGTCTAGCCATATCTCGGCGGGTATCCAAACGCCATTAAACTCTCGCTCCATCTTCATAGGCTTGTATCGCTTGAAAAATCTCGAAGGCAACCTGCGGGACTATGGCGTTACCGTAAGCTTTCACGGCTTCGCGCTTCCACTTTGAAACGGTGATACCGTCCAGTCGTTCGGGTAGCCCATCATCTCCCCCGCAAATAGGGGCGAAAGTTGGGAAGGCTTTCCAGGCTTCAGACCTGGGCAAATCCCGCTGTACAAGAGTTGACTCAAGAGGCACGTGTACTTGTTTCCCGGAGGATCGTTTGGGTTGTTCTTTCCCATCTCCGTCCGAAGAGCGTGGCGTGCCTTGTACCTCTCCGGTGGCTCGTCCACCTGTACGGCTAGGGGCGTGAGCAACAATCCAGACTCGAGGCCGGCGGTGTGGGGCTCCGACCCCTGAAGCTGGAAGTACAAACGGTTGTACCTCGTACCCTTCAGCTTCCAAGCTAGCGCACACCTCTTCGAAGCGAAGCCCGTCCGACCAAGTAAGAAGCCCGAGAACGTTCTCGCCCACGACCCAACGCGGAGCACACTCTCGGATAACTCTAAGCATCTCCGGCCACAAGTCGCGGGGGTCGTGCTTGCCTCGCCGTTTGCCGGCGTTGCTGTATGGCTGGCAGGGGAACCCGCCGGTGAGGATATCAACTCGTCCAATGTGAGCTGTCGCGTCAAGGGTTTTGATGTCTGCATAAGGTATAGCGTTTGGGAAGTGGTGTGCCAGGACGGTACGGCAGAAGGCGTCGACCTCGCACGTGAAGAGGTTTGTCCACCCCATCCACTCGCTGGCAAGGTCGAAGCCTCCAATGCCGGAGAAGAGAGAGGCGTGCTTCACACCTCCCCCTCTCTTATCGCGTCCAACTCCGTGAGCTCGTACTCCCGGAACAACACCTCCCCCATGAGCTGGGTGAAGGTGGTGTCCTTGTACTTGATAATCTCGGGAGCGTGGCGTAGGATGCCTCGAGGGTTCTTCTTTATCCAGTTCTGCACGGTCGCCGTCGTTACACCTAGCTCGCTGGCGCATTGCTTCTGCGAGCCGTACAGGGTCTTCAGGTAGCTCTTCATGCCTTGCTGTATTTGATAAGTCCCCACAAGATAGACACCTCCGTCCGAGGCTTTAGGTACCGCGTGTATTTGGCTCCCTGTTTTTGATCCTTGAATTCGAGGCGTGCTTGGGTAGGCTCGCGCTTCACTACCGCGCGGTGTTTGGCACGTGCGTTTTGGATACTCGCGCGGGTGCGTCCCATAATCTCCGCGATGGTCTCGTCCGTGCTTCCTGCCTTGTGCAACTTCTTGAGGGTTTGCACTTCCCCCGGGGTCCATGTTTTATTCTTTCTATTCATCTCTTGATTTTAATTAGCCCCCAAAAAAGCGAGAGGGTCGTGTGTTTCTTGTTCTTGCCTAGCCTCACCTTCAGCGTCAGCACGCTGTCGGTCGGTAGCTTCTCTTTCCAGTTCTTGAAAAAACTCATTTGGCGGTGTGATTTTGTGGAAGAGGTTGGGCTCGCCCTTGGCAAAGGTCAGCCACTCGGAGCCGTCCCATTTGCCGACGTCGTAGATGGCGCCGTCCCCCATGGTCCAAGCGCATAGATACCACCCGGTCTTGGTGGGGGTACCCTCGTGCCAGTAAAAGGGGTTCATGGCTGCACCTCCTTCTTGATGACGTCGCGAGCTTGCAAGGCGATGCGCGCCAGGTGAAGGACGCGTTGGTCGTAGCCGTCGTCCATCGACCCCGCCGAAGCCATGGCACACCCGACAGCCCACGAGGCTATAATCCCCTTGGTGGTTTCGTCGTCATTCGCCTTTGGCTTAAAGCCTCCGCCCCCTGAGAAGCCGGGACGGTCGAGCTTGAGACGTGGTCCCCACTTGGTTTGATTGTGTTCCTTTACGACGACCTCGTCGCCGGGCTTCCACTTGTCCTGCGTGAGGGCGTTGACCTCTCCCACGAGTCCGTTCTCGAGGATGCAGTCGAACTTGAAGAACGTTTTGCCATTGCTCTCGAAAGAGCCCTGTGGCGTCAGGTTTTGAATTTTGGTTTGTTCCATTATATAAGGATTAAAGAGTTTCTACTTGGGTTGTAAAGACGAAGCCCTTGGCCTCAATCTTCGGACGGCACACCTCCCACACGCGAGGCGAACCCCAAAACCAGCGGGTAGGGCTGTCGCGCTCCGGGTGTTGGCTGTCGATGGTCCACCGGTACCCTATACTCTTCATGTGGTCGGGGTCCATTTGGTGGCCGTTGTCCGGCATGCACAAGGTCGGCACGTCCAAGGTTGTTTGGTAGGTAGGCTCCTGCGAGCTCCTGCCTAGGTATCCGTTATCTATCATGCGTTCCGCTGGATGTCTTTTTTGAATGCGTCCCAAAGGGCGTCGAACTTGCGCTTGAAGTCGTCCGCTTCGCGGGCTACTTCTTTGCGTGTGAAGTTGGCGGTCCAGTCGTTGAACGACTCGGCAGGCTGGTCGGGATAAACCGTGTGCGAGATTCCGCTTGGCTTAGGCATTGGTGTCTTTTTTGATGTTGAAGTATTCCGTGTTGAACCAGATCTGGATGCCGTGCACACTGGCGTCGAACATCTCAGCACGAAGCAAGACCTCACCGTCTGGCTTGTAGGTAAACATTCCGTAATTTAACAGGTAGAACTCGACGCTTTTTTTAGGCCACCCTGTCTGTTGGGTAATCCATGCAGAGGCATCGCTCACTGGGTTCTGGCCTTTGAATACCATCGTGCCGTGGTTGGGGATTGTTGTGTTTTGCATTGTGTGTTTTTGTTTGAACTTGGGGGCAAGATATAAAAAACTTTCATATAACACCAAACTTTCTTGCATAAAAAAGACCCCCCGACGTTTCGGAGGGCCTCCCTTATCAAACAAAAATCCCCTCTAACTCCTCTCAAAAAAGGAGACACACAAGGGTGTGATGCCCACAACACAAAGGGCAATGCCCGGCCAAGTTAAGCCGTTTTCGTGTATCTGCCAAAGGGCCTCCAAGACAATCGCCCCACCGATGGTTCGCTTCGCAGACCACCTCCGGAGGTTGCCTTTCTCTCGAAAGATTTGGGACACGTCTAGGGCCATGGCCATAGCGAGCCAAGGGTTAACCTTTCTCTCCACCTGTTCTTCTTTTAGACGGCTTCTCTTACGGTCCACTTGTAGTCGTCCTGGCGTTCTTGTACAGTAGCCCACCACCCGCCGAGGCGTGGCGTGGCGAAGTTCTTCTCGGTAGCCCAGCCCGCGTACCTGTCGCCGAGCTTCTTGTAGCTACCAAGGCGGAGGTGGTGCACGGTCCTTTGCTCTAGATTCATGGCCTGCGTGATCCTGTCGACCGTAACGGGGAGATACCACTTTTGGTGGTCGTGTCCTCGCAGGATAAAGTCCGCGTCGGGGAAGTCCTTTTGGTCGATGTCCGCGCCGAGGATACCCTTGGAGCGTTTGGCGCCTCCGCCGTACCCGTGGTGATAGTGGACGTTGAAACGCTTACGGCTTGAGCCGTTGCGGTGCGGGGTAACACAAAGCCATCCGGCGTAGCCTCCTACCTCTACGTGTCCGCCGTTGGCGTTTATGATTTGCGCCACCCGGTCGATGGGTGACACCATCATGCGCTTCTCGATGTTCGTCTCGTGGTTCCCCTTGGAGATAAACTTGATAACGTCGGCGTACTTGGACAGCTTCTCCCCGACGTCTTGGATAACCTCGTCGACGTAGACGCAAGACTTGTACTCGGGGCGGAGGTCTGAGTAGTTGCCACGTGGGTCCCAACGACCCTGCATTAAATCGGTGACATCGCCAAAAATGAACACGCCCGCTCCCAGTTCGCGTGCCTCGTCGAGGTGTCGGTACAAAAGTGAGCGGTCGCACTTGACGCTGTCGAAGTGGACGTCGGAGATAAAGAGGAAGTGCTCTTGGGCTCCTCGCTTCCGAAGGTCTACGTCCACGTGGTGGACGGTTCGGCTTTTTCTTAGTAGTTCCAAAGCGTGTTCGGGGATTTGTTGGGGTCCATGTCGCAATGCACAAAGTCCTCGGAGATGCCGATGCGGTTAAAGCCCGCGTCGAGCAAAGCCTCGACAAGGAGGAAGCGCTTACGGCTGTTTGTTATCGCGATATCTACCGCCCACCCTAGAAGGTGCGACGACTTAGGCGAGCCACCTACGGCGCGGTTGTGTTCAACGCTGCGAAAGCCGGAGGAGATAATCATGGGGTACCCGTAGATGTCGCGGGCGATGTCGAGGGCCTGCACGACCTCGTGCTCCATGAGCTCACCGGAGCCAGGGCGGTCCGGGCTGTCGAACTCGGACAGCTTGAAATACTTGTACATGTTAGAGGCCCTTCTTAGCGAGTAGAATCTTGAGCTCGTGGATGCCTTCGACGCATTCCTTGAGCATGGTCTTGAGTTCGCTTTGGTCATTCTCTAGGCGGTAGACCCTTCCCTTGAGTTTGGCTACCTCGGAATTCAAGGATACCCAAACGCCGACCACGCCCACAAGGGCAGGCACCAAAGTTGTCAACGCGTCGATGTTCATTGCTTGTATAGTTTCTGCACCCCGTCCGGTCCGGCTACGATGTAGAACCCCGTCGGCAGGTCGTCGAGTGGTCGGTAGACTCGGCGCCCGCTGAGGTCGTAGACTTGTATCTCTGCTGGGAGGGTGCGGGTTGGTAGGTTGAAAGGCTCGGGGGTACACTCGCTTCCCCATACACCGAGGAACACGAGCAGGTCGTTAACGTCTACGGCGCCGTCGCCGTCTAGGTCGTACTCACAAAAGGACGTGCAACCGTATTGAGTCAAGAAGAGGAGCAGGTCGCCGTTCCCTACTTGGCCGTTGCCGTCGAAGTCGTAGGGGCACTGGCTTACGTTCCAACAGAACTCGAACACACGGCTCGCCCAGTCGCCGGAGATGTCCGTATCGACAAGCACGCCGTCGACCGTTACGGACAGCTCGCCACCATAGGGCATCCCGTCTCCCCCGTCGTCGTAAAAGGTGAGGGTGTAGCACCCCGGGAAGAGGCACGCGTCGTATTGGTACTCGACGATCCCTGCCGGATAGTAGTCCTCGGAAAGGACCACGCCCTCGGGTCCTTCCAAAACCCACGACACCTCGGTAGCAAAGAAGCCCGTGGTGAGGTCCATGGCAAACAGCGCCCCCGGTTCGTAGCTTACAAAACCCGTGAGGGTGTCGTTCGCGGGGTACTCGTCAAGCGGACTTACAAGGGATACCAAGAAGTCCCCATTGAGGGGTACGTTCTCGAAGGTAACCGTGTAGGATTCGCCTGGCAGGAGGTCGTAGACGTCTTCGCTGTACGTCGTGCCGTCCGATTCGAGGACGACGGACGCGGTACCCAAGGGAAGGTTGCCTAACACGTCAACGTAGGCGGTGAGGTTTTGGGTTTGTTGGCAGAAGGTCTCCTCGTATTCTAGGCTGTTTAAGGCGATATCGTAGTCGACCGGAGGGAGACACCCCGGCGAGTCAATAAGCGAGCTCCTAGGCCCCTGCAAAAGGGCGTGCATGCGCTCGGCTTGTCCTTGCGTAAAGGCGTCCCGGCAAGCGTCGCTCGTATAGTCCATGTAATTCGTTACCATGGCCCCCTCGCAAGCGGGTGAAACGCACGACTGGTTGGGCGTAGTGGGTGGCGTGTCGCAGACCATGTCGCCCTGCGTCTCGCAGTTCGTTTCGGCGCCACACGAGAACGTGTTAAAGAAGGTGTGCTGGAGGCTGAGGTAGTGGCCGAGCTCGTGCGTCAAGGTCTTGCCCTGCGTGAAGGCAGTTACTTGTACGCGACTTGCCAGGATAACGACGCCGTCCAAACAGTTGCCCGTTGGTCCGGTGTAGGCGTACCCTTGAATCCCTCCGCCTCCGTTGTTGCCTTCTATCTCCGGGACGACGTAGACGTTCACGTACTCCGCGACGTCCCAGCACGCGATACTCTTAACCTCGAAGTCCGGCGCCCCTCCGCTCGTGCTACTGATGGCGATGCCCTCGGCTACGAACTCGGGGATGCCCGAAAGGTCGTGGCGTGTTATGCCGTTGGACGGGCTACCGTCGGGGCTACGTTGGGCGAGGCAGAAGTCTATCTTCGTATCCACCCCCATACCGTCGCCACTTCCTCCCGGCTCCTTCCGGAATTGCGCGTTAACCTCGGCGAGGGTCTCCTCTATTCTTTGGGCTGTTATGTTCGACCCCTCTCCGACGGGCTCGCCTAGGTGCATAACGTGGAAGACTATCGGCAGGGTCTTCTCCTCTTCGTCCACGAGGTCCGCTTGGAAGGCAGGCAACCCCATGAAGTACGGGTTAAAACTTACGCACTGGCTTAGGAGGTTGTGGCTTACGAGGTAGAGGGTTAGGAGTAGGGCGCTTCTCATTGAGCCAGTTCTTGAGGAGTGTAATATTTTCCTTGCGTGTCATTCGCTGAAGATGTACCGGGCGAGGTCGGGGTCTACTTGTCCGGCACCCGTGGAGATGGTTAGGCCGTTTTGATAGTAGACCGTTTTGTCCGGAGTCATGTCGGGGGCTTGGTTGCTATTGTACTCCGGGAAGAGGCTAGAGTTTTGGCAGAGGTAGTCGACCATGCGGGCGGTATAGAACTGGGCATTTTGCCGTGCGTTTTCAATCTCGCGGTGAAGGTCGGCTTGTGAGATGGGGGCCGTGCTGTCGCTCGTGCGGATAACCAGCCCGCCGTTGTCAAGCTTGACGTACAGTGTAGGCAACACCTCCACCATAGTCCACCAGCACGTAGCCTTGCGGACGTAGGTGTCGAGGAGTGTGGCGTAGTCGCCCGACACCCCGCTCCCTGCGATGTCGCTTTTGAGCTTGTTCAAGAGGTCGGTCCCAAGGAACTGCTGGAGGTACTTGTCTTGTGCTAGGATGATGGCAGGCGCAAGGACTTGGTCCTCTACGCTTCCGTTTATCGGCGTGAGACGTTTGATGTAATCGGCGTTTACAAAGAGAACTTCTGCTGTGAGTGCCATATTAGCGGGGGTTCAAATAGCCGTTGTTCGGCATGGTTGCGGGATACTGAGAGATGCGAGGGTCTTGTGTGGGGAGTTGGTTTGCTTGGCTTTCCTCGTAGGGCAGGGCGTTAATGATCCTACGCGCTTCGGATACGCTTACGCGCTTGTTATTGCGCTTCAGATAGGTACGACGTACCCACCGGTGCCGGCAGTTAGGACCGCCCTTGTAGAGCAGGAGGTCGTAGGTATCGGTGCCGTTCGGACCGAAGCCGGGGTTAACAGCGCGGGCGCTAGCTCCCCCAAGGGTGGCGGGCCAGTTAGCCCCCACAATATCCTCACGACGGTAGACCCTCTTGGCGCTCATCATTTTGCGACAGAACTCGCGTTGGGGGTTTTTGTTGCCGTCGTAGAAGTATCGAATCTTCACGACGTCGTTGTCGAGTTGGCTCCGGTTGTCGGGTGCCGTTTGGCTGTCAGAACTGCCACCGGGTACACGCATGGCAAAAGTCCACAACGCGTCCTGCGTGCTCTCCGTGGTAGCGTCAAAGTCGCGCTCGTCGATAAGCTCCCAGTCGTCGTCCATCTCTTCGCCCTGTTCGATAAGCCAGTCGGCGCAAGAACCCAAAGGGCTGGCTAACTCTTCCCTTAATTCCTCGACAGGGGGCGGAGGTACTTGGTCAACGAAGAGGCCCTCGGCTGTCGTGCGGTCGAAGCCGAGCATAGCCACGAGAAGTTGGACGGCTTGCGGTCCCGTGAGTTCTCCCGTAGCAACCTTTGAGATAATGTCCACGGCGCTCGAGATTTGTATACCCGTGTAGCTTACCTCGACGTTCGCCTCTTCGGCCTCCGGTTGGTAGAGAGTAACGACCGCCGGAGCACCGGACGCCCGGAAGATGGACTCGAGGGCGCGGGTAACGATAAGCTGGTAGGGCTCGATTACCTCGGACTTAAAAATCTCCTCGGCTGTCTTGAGCTCCATACCGCCTCCAAGCTTGCCTGGCGCCATAACGCCGAACATCATGGGAGACGTTACACGGTGCCCCACCATAATCTTCGCGACCACCTCCTCGCTGAGGAATTGGTATTGCTTATCAGCGTCCGACAAAGGGAACGCCTCAAAAGACGGCTTCCTATCCGGTTGGTCGGAGAAGGTCATGATAAACTTACCGGCGTTGTGCGAGCCGGAGAGCTGGCGCTCTACCTCGTTTCGAATCTTACGACGCTCCTCCGGCGACGGCGTTCCATTAGACCAAGCTAGGTGGAAGCTCGGGGCCATGCCGTTTAAGATATTGGCAATGTGATACTTAGCTATCTCCTTGTCCAGCTCGATGTAGTTCACACTTCCGATGTAGTCGGGCTTGGGGTAGTAGTACGACCCGGGAGAGAAGGGCTTCACGTACAGGATTTGTACGGGGTGCTCTACGGCCTGCTCAGGATCAAACGCCTTGACCATCTCGGGCTCGTAGCGCTTATCACTCCAGTCCTTGGAGTAGTAGTAAAACTCACACTGCTCGTCGTCGTTCACCTCCCCGCTACGCACGTTTTCGAAGGGGCAGTGCCGGACCTTTGTAATGGTGGTGCGGTCGATGGAGTACACGACCTCGAGGGCGAAGCCTCCTTGGATTTTGAGGTCTAGGCAGGCCTTCCGTACCTCGTCGTCGAGGCCCCACTCTTGTATCTTCAGGCGGGCTTCCAGCGTGTCGGCCTGTACACCGTCGCCGAAAATCATGTAGGCAATGGAAGTGCACAAGGCGTTGTGCGTAGCGCTAGACTTGTACAGGTCTATCAGGTACTGGGGGAAGAGGTTGTCGTCGCCGTA